CACCGCGATGGCAAGTGAAGTCAGTCCCGTTGTGTCCAAGAAAATGGGCATCGGTTACCTCGTGTACACGGAAATGTTAGGGGCGAAGTAAATCGGTGACTTGTCGCGCTCCTCCTGCTCTGCTTCGTACAGGTACTTCTCAGCCATCTTCTCCAGATAGCCAACCCTGTCCATTGGAACTTGAGGCAGTTCGAGGCTCATACGGTGAGCCAGCATGAAGACAACAGCCTCATACCAGCGCTGTGGAATTTGCAATTCGTCAGTCAAAGCGCCCACGTCCATGATTTGACTGGAGTACCACACAGTCATCTGCACGAAAGCGTTGCTTGGGGTAGGCCACAGGTAAATCGTGGGGTTTGGGATGGTGCGGTCAAACCAGAATTGGTAGGGCTGGTTTGCGGTGAAGTTCTTGTTGGGCAGGTTGGTGTAGTCGTCGCGGTTCAGGCGAGACATCATCACCTCGGTGCTGTTATTGCCGATGTACCACTCGCGCAGGGCCAAAGTTGTGCCACCAGAGGCCACGATGCGGTAGAAAGCGACGTTTTGCCCGGGGTCAATATCAGTCCACACCCATGTGTTGTCAGTCACGGCGATTGCGCCAAGGTTTTCCAGCGTGGAGTACGTCACCCCGTCAGACGAGTATTGAAGCGAAATATTCCACGTTGCCGACCCGCCACCAGCGATATAGGGCAAAAACCCGATAGAACCCGCATAGATGGGGTTTGTGACGCCATAGTTGACCGTGAAATTACCATTGGCAGAAGTCTGCTGGGTGTAGGTGTCAATGTTGCCATCGTAGAGGTTTGCGACCACGCCACCCGCAGAGGAGGTGTATGCCCCATCTGGGCGGTTCATGGTGCGATACAGCACGTTGAGCGTGTCTACAGCCCCATCAGGCAGGGTGTAGCGGTATTTGTCTGGGGTAAGGCCAATGACCTCTTTGGTAATGCACCAGTATTGGATGCCACGGTTGATGAGGTTGGAGAGCAAGAAGCCAAGCGACTGACGTGCAGATAAGACCTGCTCAGAAGTCAGTTCCTCTGCCAGTTTTCCGCACCGACGAGCGCCGTGGTCAATCAAAGTTTGTACGTTGACCGTTTGTCCGTAGGTGTCAGAATACGCCATCTTTTTTCGTCCTTACCAGCCGGGGCAGTTCCACCGCTTCAGCGATGCTTTGGCGCGTGGTGCATCCCCTTTTGAATGTTCCACAACACCACTCATGCGTGCGCAAAAAGAATCTTTTCGAGCGCCGCCTTTGGGCTGTGGAGCCTTTAAATCGCTTCCAGTTTCACGGTTGTATTTTGCCCGACCTTTGGCTGTTAATCCAGCACCTTTTTCAACAGGCAACTTCTCGCCACGACCAACTGCAAGGTTAACTTTTTTTTTGCTCATTTCACTTTGGCGGTCTTTGCAGACTGCTTAAAGTCTTGAGCCGTTGGAGCGCCCTTTGAACCCACTCGACGCATCTTTTCGCCAGAGCCTTCAGCGATTCTTTCGCGTTTTGCATTGATGTTGTCATACAAGCCACCGCCTTTCATTTTCTTTGCTTCATCCGCCTTGGAAAATTCCTTGCCGACCTTCTGAGAGATGCCAACTTTTTTGGCAAACTCAGGGTTGTGAGCAACCGCCGCCATCAAACGATGTTGAGAAGGTGATTTGCTTGGCATGGTTAGTCGGGGTTCTTGATGTAAATGCCTTCAAACTCAGCAGACACGTTTGACGGAGAAGTAGACGCGACCGCCCTGACTTCAATGTCTGTCTTCTCAGTAAAAGCAATAGGCGTATGCAAGTCAATCACAAAGTCACCATTGCCGGGAACCCGTGAAGAACTTTGCTGTCTAAATACGCCACCCAGTGGGCGTTGAATTAACTGAAAGTTTGTCCATGCATTTGCGTTTGTGTTGCCAGATGTATAGAACAGGCCAGTCAAATAAAAGGTGTAGCCTGCTGGGACAGTCCAGAACGCCATTTGTGTTTGGTTTGCGTTAAGAGCAATCATGCCGTAAACGGTAGCAGGTACACCAGAGGTGACAGTACCCGTGCCAGCATAGATAGTGCCTGCGGCAGTTGCACCAGAACCAGCGGTAACAACAAACATACGAGAAATACGCAAGTAACTATTAACAGTGTTGACTGCGGTCTGACCGTCAAGAATTACTGTTTCGCTAATTTCGTTGTAGTTAGCGTCAAGACCAGCAATTGAAATTGTTCTAGCGCCAGTACCAGCCGCCGCGTCATCCGCGCTGGAACTGGAAATTTTCATTACAGTGGCAGAAGCGGGATACACATATATGCCGCCCTGCGCCCAAACTGTTTCAACAGACGTGCCAACATCGCCGTTGATGCCAAATTTAAATAGCGTTTTATGACCATCAACTTGCCCACGGGCTACTTGAAGTTCAAACGGCTCGTATGCGCCTTGGCGCGTTGCGGAAGAGTAAGTTCCCATTATTTCAATCTCCAAAGGAAGCAGGGGGCGAACCCCCTACCAATTTTTAACAAGCCCTACCACCGCTCCGCTTTTTAGCGGGAGGAGGAGAAACAGTCTTGCTGATTTCACGCTCTGTAGTCGTTACCGCGCCTTGACCAGTAAGGCTGTTAAAAGCCTTCTTGGCTTGACGTGGCAAGAACATCAGGGCATCTGTCACCATCTTGCGGTCTGCCTCGTTCTCTGCCTTTTCGTTGGCATAGTGAGCGTCATAACCTTTCGACATATTCTCATCCATCATCTTCCGTTCGCGGTCGCTGATAGCGCCTTGACGAGATAATTCGGCAGGAGAACCGCCACCAGCCATGCGCTTTGGCGAACCGTATTTCAGGTTGCTTTGCGTTTTGGCTTCGCGCATTGCAGTGGCATTCTCAGAATTGAAAATGGCTTGCAGTTTGCGGTTACCGGGGGCGGCCTTCCCACCATCCTTGTAAGTACCAGCCAGTTGGTTGATTCTTACTGACGATGGGACTGGCTTGCGACCTTCGGGCATCGCGACGGGACGACCTGAATTAACAGTACCCCCCGCCGCGTAGGCTTTTTTTGAGGTTTTGCCTCCAGCTTTGAAGCCACCAGCATTGCCTAAAGCAACTCCGCCAGTCTTGTAGCCACCACCGTTGCCCATCTTCACATCGCCTGTTTTGCCACTGGACTTGCCAGTGTATTCAGCGGTGTGCATCAAGGTATCGCGGTACTTGCCGCCTTGGTTTTCGGTGTTGATGATGCCATCGCCTTTTACACCACCACCTTTGGCGTACTTCTTGGCGCTTCCACCCTTCTTGAAGCCACCAGCGTTGCCAAGGGCAACACCACCAGTTTTCAGACCTTTATGGCCCTTGCTGGCAGGCTTGGACTCGTGAGACTTCAGTTCTTTCTCAAGACCCTTCATCTTCGACATCTCAGCCATGTGGGTCTTCTTGGACTCACCACCTTCAGCCTTGCCGCCTTTTTTCATTGGAGGCATAGCCATAGAGGGGCCAGAAGGGGTCACAGCAGGTGCAGGCTTCTTAGCCATCATTGCCTTGCGGCGTGAGGCCATAGAGGGCTTCATGGGGGCGCGAACAGGAGCGTTAACAGCAGGACGACCAACAAGCGCTGGAGTGCCAGACATCATGTCCATAGCACCACCGCCCATCGCCATCTTCTTGTGACCAGACTCAGCCTTGCCACCTTTTTTCATGTTAACGTGACCGCCTTTTTTGAGTTTTAACTCAACTGTAGGCTCAGTGGTCATCATCTTGACCATTGGTTTAAATTGTCCCATGTTGCTCTCCTTTAGGCTTGAGTTACGCCGAGAGCGCCAACGCGAGTAGCGTTAGGGCCGACAGCGATTGCTGGCAACAGAATTCCCATCGTTGTACGAACGATACCGTTCGATGCAGTGGCAGGGGTGTATGTACCGCGAACGTCACCAGTGGTGGTCGTAGCAGTTGCAGTGTCAGCGGCGACAAACGTACCAGCGTCTTGCGCCAGTGTGTTGTTGCTCTTGACGCTGGCAACGTAGGACACGTTGAACACGCGAACTGGAAGACCAAGAATGTCAGTTGTGCCAACAGTAATTGCAACCACCGTACCGCCAGAAACTGTAATCCCAGTAATTTGGTAAAAGGCTTTTTTGCCATTCACCGCAGTAGATGCAGAAGCGCTTGAAGCAATCACTTCACTCATAGCTTGACCATAGTAGTCATAGCCTGACACAGTAAAGTTGCGAGATGTTGGCGAACCAGCACCAGTCGTAACACTGACAGCGCGAGGGCAATCAAGTTGCAACACAGTTGCGCCGCCAGCAGTGGTGACGGAGCGCACAGAAGTACCAGCGGTCAGCGTGAGCGAACCAGCGGCGGCAGGGGTCTGCGTTGCGGCGATGTTGTTTGCAACCAATGCTTGAGGAACGATGTCCCAAACGTAGATGCGACCCAAGGGGCCAACACCAACGGACATTGGAGACGGATTGTCAAACGGCGCATTGGTGTTTGCAGTAATGGTAGTGCTAGACGCTGTAGACGCTGTGCTTACTGTGTAAGTCCCAGTGCCACCATTACCTGTACCAAATGCGGTGATGTAAGAGCCATCGGTGATGCTAGTGCCGTCAATGTACATACCAAGCACAATTGGCGAACCAGACAACATTGCGGTGACGGTTAGCGTGGTTGAAGCAACTGAACCAGTGAAGGTTGAGGTATTGGCACGCAAGCCAGTACCCATAGCGGTCTGCGCGGAACCTAGAAACAGGTCGTCTGAATATTGGGGCATTGTCTTCTCCTTGAAAAGTTTGACAAGTACAAATTAACAAAAAAGGGGCTGGGTTTTATCCCAACCCCCTGTGGCGCTTGTTTAGACGCCGGGTGTGCCGTAAACGGCGCGTGGGTCAGTGAAGCCCACTTGGTAACGCTCGGTAGCCTTGTAGCGCATGGAGTCGGTTTCAAAATCACCTTCCATAGTCTTTTCCAGCTTACGACGCATCAACAACTTCATGCCTTCTGGAGCATCTGTCTGCACCCACCAAGCGGTAGATGAAGTCAAACGAGACAGAACAGCCGCGCCTTCGTCAAGCAAGCCAATTGACTTGATTGGGTTGACGTCGTTGTTGCCTGTACCTGCACGCAGGACGGACTTCAACAGAACTTCGGCTTGGAAGACGTTGCCGGGGGCCACAATCAATTGACGTGGAACCAGACGAATCTTCTTGCCGTTGTTGTCCACAGCTTGGCGGATTTGAATCAACATCTGTTCGAGAGATGTTTGGCTCAAGTTCGCGGCAGTGGTCAGCAAGTTGCTGAAAGTACCGTTCACGATTGGGTGAGCATTGGAGTTCAATGCCACGCCGTCACCACCGGGGTA